TATGACGAAACGCTTTACATGTCTACTGTGATAGGCGTACTGGAGCTGGTTAAGCAACAACTGATACAAGAAAACGTGGTGGAGGACGACGATGATTGATATTCTGATTTATACAAAAAGCAATTGCCCTAATTGCACGGCAGCAAAGATGGTTTTAAAGATACAGGATCTGCCATACAGGGAAATCAGCGTGGACAGTGAAGAGAACAGGGCGCTGCTGATGAAGGAAGACGCCAAGGCGCGCCAAATGCCGCAGATCTTTATCAACGGTCAGCGGGTCGGGGGCCTTGCAGGCTTACAGGCGGCACTTAAACAAATCAAGGGGGCAGCATGACTGCGGAACTAAATCCTACGGAGCGGGCCTTGGGTTGGAGAAAGAGGCAAATGATTATTCATCAATTGGAAAAGAATCTGCGCAACGACACGATTGAAGAAATTGCGCAGGAAATTGAAAAGATGACAGCGTTTGGACCTGACACAATAGCAAGCTTTGCTGTCTACATCAGGGGCATGAAGCGATGAGCTTTGCCAACCAACATTTGCAGCTAGGGCGGGTATCTCCGATGCATAAATTTCAATTCTGTAACAAGTGTTCAACGATGCGTCCGCCGGAGGGTGGAATTGAATTGAGTGCGACGAGATGGCACTGCGCAAGTTGCTGGGCCAAACGATTAACAACAAAGAACTTAGTACAACATGCCAAGACCAAAACCACCGGAACCCCTAAAGGGAAGGTATCTAAGGATGTCTGACTCTGAATGGGCAGCATTTAAAGATTTAGGCGGAGCTGATTGGCTTCGCAAGATGATGAGAACGAAACCGAGAAATTATTATGAAGTGTTCCAAAGACCAGAAGAGGCTGCAACCCCAAGAGCCCCAAAAACCTTTGAGCCAAGAAGAGTTGATGGCGTGGTGGCCTTTCACGCGACTTGACCCAAAGTTATTTCCAAAACCAAACCAACGCGATTTATCGCAATATGAGGAGAGTCCAATATGAAAAAACGTAAAACCATCAAGCTGCCGTCCAAAACCAAACGCGCGACAGCATTTATGCAGAGTAATCCTGCGGCAGCCCCAAATGAGGTAGCAGCCCGATTTGGCCTGACCAAACAATCCATCTATGTTTTGCGTAACAAGATGAAGAAGGAGGGCTTTGTATTCCCCAAGAGGGGTGAGCAGTTGCCCTCCCTTGCTCCGGCAGCGCCGCTTACATTAGGGGAATACCTTGAAGCCATAAATAATTCCCAAAAGCATGAGGAAGTGGGAATCGAGATGTACGAAGACGCGGTGGACGCGACGCTTGACGCTCGGGCCGTGGACTACGGCAAGTTCATCGAGGGCGCCGAAGTCATGCAGATGCTAAAACGTGTTGTGCAGAATGCTCTGAGCAATCGTGACAAGGTGTTGGCACATGATCAAGCAGAGTCCATGGACATGATCATCCACAAGATTGGCCGCATTATTAACGGCAATCCTGACGTGGTAGATCACTGGTTGGATATTGCCGGCTACGCGCAGTTGGTAGCGGACCGCCTAAACGGCCGCATCCGCTGATTACTTGGCCTCACCCCAGCTCGGTCCGACTTCCACATCGCACCGACTGGGGACCTGCATGTTGACACATGTTGCCATAATTTCGGCAGCACGCTCAGCTTCTGCTTTTGTTTTGACGCTCAGGGCCAGTTCATCGTGAACTTGCAGCATGGGCATGATGCCCTCACGCGCTAGGGCAACCATGGCTGCCTTAGTCTGGTCGGCTGCAGAACCCTGAATCAAACGATTTAAGCCCTTGTAAGTGCCGGCGCGCTTGATCCGTTGGCCGTATTCAATGACGGCTTGCTCACGTGGCAGCGCTTTGTTCACTCCCCACTCCATCGGCTCCCAAAGTGGGAACCGGCATTTGCGCCCAAGCAGCGTGCGGATGGATCCGCCAGAGGCGGGATGCTCGATTCGTTTCATCACAGCATTGACTGTGCCTTTCAAGAACGGAACATTCCTGTGGAACTGGTCGATCAGCTCGGAAGCTTCGTCGAGGTTCAGGTCAAGCTGCGCTGCAAGCTTGTTTTTGCCCATTCCGTACATCAACCCCAGACCAATTGTCTTGGCAGCCTTGCGTTTGATGCCGGCCATGTCGGCAACCATCTGGTGGAAGTCAGTATTTGGATTTTCTTGATAGGCTGACACCATTTTGTCAGCTCCGGGTAAGTCTAGTAGTGATGCATAGTGCACAAGAAGGCGTGGTTCTTGAGACGAGAAGTCATTTGAGGCCCAAAGCTCGCCGTCTTCTGGCAAAAACAAGCCGCGGACCATGGGGCCGATGATTTCATGGCGCGCAGGGACCTGCTGCAGGTTCGGATTGGCCATGGACAGGCGTCCTGTAACGGTGCCGCCATCATCTGAGCGCATCTGGTTGACGTGCGGATGAATGCGGCCAGTCTTGGCGCTGAAGTTCAGATAAGGCTGCAGGAAAGTGCTGTGTGTTTTGTTGGTTTCGCGGGCCTCTACGATCATTTTGGCAATCGGATGCTCACAACCATCCAAGAAACCTTTTGTGAAGCTTGGAAGGCCGTTTTCTGTCTTGGCATAAGGCAAATTAAGCTTGTCAAAAGCTAAGGCGATGCTTTGTGCGGCCCAGATATCGACGTTGGATCCGACAAGTGATTTGAGGTCCTTGTGGATTTGTTTTTCGCGGGCAATCAACTGCTCGATGAGCTGCTCACATTTTGGTCGGTCAAAGCGGATACCGCGCACGGTCATGTTGTGCAGGACGGGGAAGGCTTCTGTTTCGAGGTTAAAGATCGATTCGACTTCATCCTGACGCATGCGAATCTTGAACGATTGCCAGAGTTTCAGTGTGAGCGCGGCATCCTGCTCAGCGTACTCCCCCACATACATGGCGGGTAGTTTCCAAAGTTCCTTTTTCGGGTGGACTCCGAAGTCTGCAGCGGCTTGTTTGAGCCCTTGCTCTGACTTGATTTCTTGGAGGTAATCAAATCCCAAGGCGTTGAGAGAATAGCTGAAACGGTTCTCATCAAGAATTGGGGCGGCGAGCATGGTATCGATGATCCGTCCGTTGACTTTAAAACCACTTGCTTGTAGCCACCCCAAGTCATAGGCGGCGTTATGCATAACCTTATCGGAAGGGTAAGCCAATACGTCCGTAATCCATCGTTCCACTCGGCGTTTGTCCAGATTTCCACCACCTTGATGCGCCACTGGAAAATAGCCAGACCATCCATCGACGGCAATGGCGTAGCCGACAATGAAACCGTCGTTCCGAGGCCATCCCGGGCCCATGGATTCCATGTTGGGGTCACAAGTTTCGAGGTCAATTGCAATTTCTTTCGCTGTTGAAAGGTTTGGGAATACCTCTGGGGCCACCCACTCCGTTGGTGTTGGGAAAAGGGGAATTGTTTTCATATTTTGAAGCCTTTTTCGGTATGTTTGGGTAGCACTAAATGCAGAGTTTTCTTGGCGCGGGTGATTCCCACGTAAAAGAGCCGGTGAACGTTGTCCCCGTTACTTGCGTACTCTTTCGCAAATTTAGGTGAGAGGTCCATGAGCAGCAGCACGTTGTCCGCCTCGCCACCTTTAGCGCCGTGGATCGTGGACAGTTTGATTCGGCCCATGGTTGAGAGCTTGGTTCCGCGGCGCAGGACTGCGGTGAGGTAGTCGCGCTTGTCTTCGCTGATGCGGGACAGGGCTTGGTGCCAGATTGCATCGGTTTGTAGGCCGAAACTGTTCTGGAGATCCTTGATGCTGTATTCAAGCAGCGGATCGCCTTTGAAGGTTCGGTGGCCCTTGGTAATGAATTCGCCGCCAATGTATTTGTAGACGTTTTTGATCTCATCGCCGTGCAGGAACTCCCCTTTGCGCAGCTTTTCCCACGTCTGTACGGCCTTTAAAAGTGTCAGGCTAAGGCTTGGTACTCCGGAGCGCTCAAAAAGCACGCCAGAGGCCCGTAGCCACTCGTGGACAGGGTTTAAAAGGTAGTTGGTGCTGCCCATGATGAGCCATTGGCCGTTATCGATGGGCACATCTTCAAAGCGGTGGTAGGTCATGACCGATCCCTCGAAGTCACGGGGCTTCCATTCTTTCTCTTGGCGCTGCTTGATCTGCTGCACAACACGGTTGGCAAGGCGGTGAACGATTGCGGGGACGCGGTAGGACTGGTTGAGGACGGTGATCTGACCCTCAAAAGACAGGAAGCTCTTGACATCAGCTCCTGCCCACGTGAATACTGCCTGATCGTCGTCTCCGGCGAGGAATACCCGTTTCGATTTTTTAGCAAGAGCTTCGACAAGCTGCCACTGCAAGCGGGACAGATCCTGTGCTTCGTCAACAATCAGCACTTCTAAAGAAGGCAGCCGCTCAGTCTGCACCACAATCATTTCCAGAAGGTCGGTGAAGTCAAGCAGCTCTTTGCTGCGTTTGTAGTGGCGGTAGGAGCGCTCTACAAATTCAAAGTGATGCCATTCGATGTCGAGGCCGCACTGGTTGTAGTGTTCGCGCAGATCCACTCCGCGGATGCGGGCCAGATTGATTTCGTTGAGTATTGGGTTGTCGGCCTTGGCCATGTCCACATCGTCTTCTTGGACCACGTTCAATTGGATGCCGGCTTGTGCAGCAAACTCGCGGTAGTCCTCTGGCTTCATCATGAAGTCAACTTTGACGGCAAGGCAGTGGAAAGCCAAGCTGTGCAGGGTTCTGAAGTAGGGGAAGTCGGTGCGCGCGTTGAGCGCAGGGAACTTCTCAATCGCTCGGTCCTTGGCCTCTGTTGCGGCTTTCTTGGTGAACGAGAAGTAGCCGATTTGCATAGGCGAAAGACCGGTCGATAACTCGTGGTCAACGACATTTAGAAGATATGTTGTTTTTCCGGAGCCTAGTTACGGAGGGCCAAAGACCTTGCGGATGCGATCCGCAGGCTTCAGCCCCTGCTCCTTTCCTATTTCAGTGTTCATCAGATGTCCCATGCCAGCGAATGTGATTGTGTAGTCGTAGGTGTTCAGACTGCGTCATTACCAAAAGGTTTGACGGGTCGTTATTCCATTTGTTCCCATCGCGGTGATGAACAATTTCATTTGGAAGTAGTTTGCGGCCAAGCGCTTGTTCAATGACGACACGATGCATGTGCCGGCCTTTGAACTTGATGTAGTTGTCTCGACTTCCTGTGTATCGAAGACTATTGGGGTCTCGAAAAAAAGATCGACGCCGTTGTTCGGCAGAATCAAGGAGTCGGGCATTGTGGCCATTGATAAACCGAAGAGGTTCACCCTTTGTTTGACCCCGAGAAGATCGAGTGCGTTTTGCGATAGGTGTTGCCATACCGCAGCCACACTCACAGAGTTTGACTTGCATTGTTTTCCCCTTTGAAAAACAGCCCTTAAAAAAGATTGGCCAGACAGCAAGGGATACTGCTTTTCGCTCCGTCGAGCTAGGCCAGAAATAGTGTACACCATATCAGTCATATTCCTCGTCCCACAGGTCGTCGGGCCAAACAAGGATAGGTGTATCGGGGCCCATGTATGCGCCCTCGATGTTGAACTCAATGTATTCACGTGCTTCGTCTGCTTCCATGCCATCACGCTTCATGAGCGTGTCACGAATGGCCTCGGCGTCATAGACCAGAACTGATATACGTTCGCCGTTGCCCCAGATGAAGGCAGGGCCGATCACCGCGTCGTCGTGTCCGTCAATTTTCAACATCAGAATGGGCTCCCTTGTGTGCGTTTGGTTTGTGACTCGAACGGCGCGTCCTGTTTCTGGAAGCGCGGAATACGCCAGCAGCGCACAGTGCGGCCTTTGAGGAATAGGGAAATCGGTTCACCTCCCATGTCACGCAGACGCTGAGCCATCTTCGGAGCCGACAGGCCCATGAAGTTGTTGCGCTTCAAGTGCCCCTCAAGGTCCTTGATCCGGAAATATGTTTTCGCTTCATCGACATCCGTCCATGGGCGGCCCATGAGCATCTCTTCGCGGTCCATTGCTTCTTGCATGTGCGTCGTGAACTCTTCGAGCAGATCCATGAAGCGGCCAGTGATGCTTGTGTCCTCTGGTGCGTCGGTGATTTGCTCTGTCTCCACCATTTCTTTGAGAAGGGCGTTGAGCAGTTGTTCCCAGTCCTGCTTGCGCAAGGTGGGCGGCAGCACGTTGAGCTTTTCAAGGCATGCTTTTTGGAAAGCCACTTGCGTGAAGAGGCTCTCGGTATCGAGTTCTACGCGGCGGCCGTTGACATCCAAGAACCACAGGGGTGGCTCACTGGCGTACTTGGACAGCGCTGCTATCTGAGGCGCATCAGGACCATTGGTTCCGATGCCAAATTTCCTTGATCGACATAGGCCCGCATTGCAAAAGCTATTGAGCGGCGCGTCTTTGCACTTGTAAAGGTATTCTTTCTTGCCAACTTGCTTGACGAGGATTTGGACCTCGTTGTTCGGGAGCGGCGGCGCAACGTACTTGAAGTTGTACTCGACCATTTTGTCTTCCCAAGAGCCGGGGAATGCTCGTTTAAGAAAGACTCCAATGTTGAAAAGTCCATTGTTACGGGTGCCCTCGGGAAAGCCTTGGGCGCACAAAGCCTGTAGGCAAGGCGGACCATCTTTGACGGGACTCTCCGCTTGTTTCGGCGGCTCTGGAACAATGAGCGGCAGCTCTTGGACGTTGGTCTCGTAGAGGCCATAGAACTCTTCAAGCGTGGCCGCGGACCCGTCGGCATTGAATGCATACCGCGTCCCGTTGTCACCCCCGAAGTACGGGAGGTTGAGGAAGTTTCCGGTGTCTCCGCGCTCGACAAGGATCTCGGACTGCTTAGGAAAAATCTCACGGCCCGCTTCACCGAGAAGCGCTGCCGCATTTTTAAGGTATTCCTGAAAGTCGCGCGCCGGAGCCGGCTCTCTAGTGAATAAAAAGACATGTGCTCCTCCTGATTTACTGCGACAAACAACCATTGGCAGTTTCAGCTGCGCAACTTTCTCCACCAAGCCTTTATGGTCGAGCGGATACTGGTCGATATCAATACAACCCCAGATACAAGTGTTATCAGCCCTAATAGGAATAATCCCAAGGGAAGGGTCCACACCCTCAAGATGCTGGACCCAGAGGTCGTCGGTAGGTGGCTTTCTAACCACGGTGGCCTGCCCCGCTTGTTTTCCATCACCGCGCTCCTTTTTGATACGGTAGGTTCCGTAAGCGATATCCAGACCGCTGAATATCGCTTTGAATTTTGTTATATCGGTCATGCTTCACTCTATAAAGGTGGGGCCTACTCGCTGCACTGTGTCGTCCGCAAGCACACTTGCCACAGCATCCGCTTTCGGCCCCGAAAATCAGAACGGTGCTGCGTCAGGGCCTGCGCCCTCGTGCTCGTGCTTGACCTTTACTTCGCCTGCGCCAACTTGCGAGGCGAAGGACTTGGCTGCCTTGTAGGCATTCATGTCTTCAACAGGTCCAATCTTCTCGACTTCCCAGCCGAACCATTTGCCCTTGTCGTTGGACTCGGCCTGTGTCGTCAGACGGTAGACCTGTGAGTACATCGGAGGCGTGAAGGGGCCGTTGGCGCCCATCATTTTTGTGGACATCATCATGCTGTTCCACTTGCGTGACTTCTTCAGCTGCGTTGACTTCATGGTGATCAATGCAGGCTCAGGGATGCCTGACTCATTGATGATCATCACGTAGTGGTTGGCAGTGTTCTCGATGTAGTTGCCGTTATCGAGATAGTCTTTGTTGTCGCCCGGTTCGCGGTGCGTGCGGCTCAAAATATCAGACGTGGCGGGATAGATATTCATCGGGGCGCCAGAGCCTGAACCACGTGGAGCCCACTCAATGTACTGACGTACATAAGCGACGGGCAGCACAGTGATGCCTTTTTTGCCGTCATACAACTGACCGGTCACGCTGTTGAGGATCATGCCGGGCAAAGCGCCGTCAATCTCACCCACTTCTGGGCTTGTGTTGGTCAAGAGCTTCAGGAATGGCAGGGCGAAATCGTCCTGACTCATGTTCTCAAAACCGCTCTGAGCGTCCTGCTCAAAGTCACTTGCCAAAGCCAATGCGTTGGTCTCTTTTACTGCTACTTCGTTCTTAGCCATTTTTCAATTTCCTTAGTTCATGCTGATTTGATGGTTGCTTTTTGGCCCACGTATGCGCCGAAAAGCTCTGTAGGGAACTCGTTGCCGCGTTCCACTTGCTCGCGAACCCAAGCTTTCAAGGTCTGGGGTTCGATCTTCTGCGCTTGCTCGACTGGGTAGTTTTGCTCGCGCAGTTGATTCAGGAGTGATTCGCACAGTTGGTCTTCGCCGCGACCAAACCGTACTGACACTGTGTTCTTGATGATGTCATCGAAGCCGTGCTCACGCAGCCACTCGTAGGCCTGTGCGCGCTTCTCTTCCTTGATGCTTGCGCTGTAGAAAGGCTTGATGTCAATCTGGCTGCCGTCAGCCATCTTGAACGATTTCATGCCAAGCTCATCGAGCATCGCGGGGATCGTATCTTCCAGAAGCTTGCGCTGCTGCTCTTTACGTTCCTTGAGGACGTCTTCAATGTCGTCAATCTCTTTTTCCAATTCCTTGGCACGTTTGGCCAAGGCGCCAACTGAGGACAGGTCCTCGTTCTTGACTTGAAGCGCGCCTGCGTCTTCTTCAAAAATGCTAACGTTACTCATCTCTTTCTCCATTCTCGGTGATATCAAGTTTAACTGGGATATACATCTTCTCACGACGATCCCACTTCAACACATTTACTCTGCCAGAGTTGTATGCTGCCGCAACTGCGCAACATAGTCCAATGGCCACGGGGTCTCCGGTCAGCAGCAAAAAGTCCCGATCCGAAAAGTTACGAAGCTTGCGCTTGAGCAACCGGATTGTTGGTACTGTGGAAAATGCAATCTGGACATTGGACGGTAAAAGCACCGTTGGGTCCCCAAATTTCATTGCACCAGCAATATCGTGATTGGGCATCTCTTGTACGACGTACACCAGAGGGAACTGTTCATTATTTGTTGTCACGTTTACGCTCTCCTTTCTTGAAACGTGCTTTTAGTGTACACTATCTTTTATGGGTGTCAACACCTTTTTTAAAGAAAGTGAGAAAGATATGGATTATTTTTTAAACCAGTATCCGTTTAAGAACAAGCCGTTTGTCCATCAGGCCGCGTATTTACAGCGTTTCTGGGAAGACAAACAGGTTGCACTGTTCGCAGAGATGGGTACGGGAAAGAGCTTTATGCTCATCAACAACGCAGCCATGCTGTACGACAAGGGCAAGATCAACTCTATGCTCATCGTAGCGCCAAAAGGTGTTTACCGCAACTGGTACACATCCGAATTGCCCAAGCATATGCCTGAGCACATTCCCACGACGGTTGCTTGTTGGTCGCCCACACCGCGCAAAGCAGAGCGCGAAGAAATGGATCGCATGATGAATGCCGTGGACACCATGCGCATCCTGATCATGAACATTGAAGCGTTCAGCACAGAGAAGGGCGTGGCCCATGCGCGCACATTCTTGCGGGTGACAAATGCATTCATGGCAGTGGACGAGAGCACCACCATCAAGACCCCAACAGCCAAGCGCACCAAGAGCATCATCAAGGTGGCCCGTGATGCGCGGTACAGGAGGATTGCAACTGGATCCCCCGTCACCAAGTCCCCTCTGGATCTGTACAGCCAGTGCGAGTTCCTTGGGCCTGAGTGCTTGAACAGCTACAGCTACTACGCGTTCCAAGCGCGCTACGCCATTTTGGTTGAGCGCAAGATGCCTACGCACACATTCAAGCAGATTGTGGGCTATCGCCACTTGGATGAGCTGCAGAAAAAGCTTAATCACTTTTCATTCCGCGTGACCAAGGACGAGTGCTTGGACCTGCCTGACAAAGTGTTTGTGCGCCGGGAGATCGAGCTGACGAAGGAGCAGACAACGTACTACAACCAGATGAAGCTCATGGCGCTGACGCTGATTGAAGGCAACTTGATGTCCACCAATAATGCGCTGACACAGATAATGCGTTTGCATCAGATCTGCTGTGGCCACGTGAAGTTTGATGACGGGCAGCAGATTGACATTCCAAGTAACCGCGTGAACGAACTCATGGCAACGCTTGAGGAGTGCAGCGGCAAGGTGATCATCTGGGCCAACTACCGCCGCGACATTGAGAACATCAGGCTTGCCATTCAGAAGGAACACGGCATGACTTCTGTTGCAACGTACTACGGCGACACAGAAGCCGAGGAGCGCCAAGAGATCGTGACGAAATTCCAAGATCCAAACTCAGATTTGCGTTTCTTTGTTGGCAATCCAAGCACTGGCGGCTACGGCATTACCTTGACAGAAGCCAAGACCGTGATTTACTACAGCAACAGCTTTGACTTGGAAAAGCGCTTGCAGTCAGAGGACCGCGCTCACCGTATCGGGCAGACAGACAAGGTGACCTACATCGATTTCGTTTCTCCCAACACCGTGGATGAACACATCGTTAAGGCGCTGCGCAACAAAATCAATATCGCAAGCGCTGTGCTTGGCGAAGAAATAAAAGAATGGATCAAGTGATGCAACTCATCCCAATTCGCAAGAAGTACGTCTACCCTAAACTGGTTCGCATCGACTCCGAGCAGGGGCGCACCTACACGCTAGACGGTCAGCCGGCCGTGCCAAGCGTGACAACCATCCTGTCGGGCACAAAAGACAGAGCACACCTTGATGCGTGGGCCGCGAGGGTTGGTCAGGAAGAAGCGGACCGTATCAAAAATGATGCAGCCACTGTGGGCACGCACATGCACGGTGTTGTGGAACGTCTGCTCTTGAACAGGCCACTGGAGACACCACGCACGTGGCTCGCGGTTAAAGGTTACTGGATGGGTTACAAGTTGATTGAAACGTTCTTCCCCGACGTGAACGAGGTGTGGGGCACAGAGATACCGCTGTACTACCCAGAGAAGTATGCCGGCACATCAGACTGCATCGGTGTGTACAAGGGGCACAGTGCAATCATTGACTTCAAGCAGACCAACAAGATGAAGCAGCGCAAGTGGATTGAGGATTACTTTGTGCAGCTTGCGGCGTATGCCTTGGCGCATGACATACAGCACGGCACCCAGATCGAGCAAGGGGTCATCATGATGGTTGCGCAGAATGGCGAGACGCAGGAGTTTGTGACGTGTGGCCGTGAGTTTGATAATTACAAGGACATGTGGATGCGCAGGGTTGAAGCGTTCCAAAAAAATAGCCCCGAAGCGTGAGCCGCGGGGCTAAAAGATTTGTCAGAAGGAGGAGAACCCTATGACAACTGCAGAAAGTCCGAAGTCATTTTGCGCGCGCAGCACGCATGTTGTCAACTAAATTCGGATAGGGTCTTCCCGCTTTTTTAGCGGCCGCTTTTGCTGCGGCTTTCTTGGCGGGGGCCAGTGGTTTTGGCTTGCCCAGACCTTTTGGGCGCTCTTTGTCCCAGACTTCTTTTTTCATCGTAAGTGCCTCAATTTGTAAAGGGTGCTCAGATACGTTGCAAGTGCATCATCAATCAGATTCTGAATGACGGTGTCTGACTTGTCCACGGCGTTGTAACGCAGCTTCTCGATGTCATCCATGTACTTCTCAAGACACTTGATGATGTCGCCCTCGTCCTCGTACTTGAGGTAGGGAATCTCAATGATGCCGTTGCGGCCTTGATAGGCTTCGGTGATGGTATCGCCATGATCGCCCACCGCAGGGTAGAACTCGCCCAAGGCGCTGTGCTTGGCAAAACTGCCGGGCCCTGTTGTGGCCAAGTGCGCACGGTGAGCCACTTCGCGGCTCAGGAACAGCGTGGCAACCAATCTTCCAATCATTTCCATGTGGTAACTCCGTTATTTCTGTTGGCCCTGAATCTGGGCTTGGCGCTGCTGCAACAAACCACTGATCGGATCATTGGGGAACATTGAAGGATACATCAATGGAATGCTACTGGCGCCACTTCCGGGCTGCACAGCAGGCGCTGTAGGCAGGCGGGGGTTGAAGTTCAAACCACGTGTAGGCGGCGCAGGAGGCAGCTTTTTCAGCATCTGCTGCGCGCTTGTTCCGGGAACCACGGGCAGGTTAGGCATGTTGCCGATAGGCTCAGGCTGCTCACCGATGGCCGCTTGTGTACCAGTCTGCACTGCAGCACGGGTCACGCCGGGAACGTAAGCAGACTTTGGAATGCCAATCTTTTCCAACTCCGCAGCCAACTTCTGTGCATCCTGTGGCGTGCCCACATGCGTAATGCGCTTGGCAAATTCAGCGTCTTCCAAAGCGCGTGTAAAGATGCGCTGATAGATCTGGTTCTCCAAACCGCCAGCCATACGCAGCATCACTGCCAAAGCACCCGTGGAGGGGTTAATTCGGCCCACAGCAGCCTCACGGGCCGTGGTTGTGAGGAACTGGATACCCGCGCCAAATAAACGGCGCAGCTGTTGATCTGTGGACTCGAAAGCAGGGATCTGTCCGGTCACGTCAGCAAATGCATTCACGCGGCGCTGCAAATCGGCCAAGGTCTTGAGATCGTCCAAGTGCGCTGTGTTTTTGAACAGGACCTTGAGCGATGCTTCGTTGTTGTCGATGAAGGACTTGAGCGCACCACCTTTTTGCGCACCTGCAGTAGCTACATCAAACACAGAGCGGCGCAAAGCAGCCAACATCTCTGGATCTTTTTCTACTCCGCGAACCAAAGTACTCATGGTTGCGGGATCACGCAAGGCACTAGCCAAGGTTTGTGAGGGATCAGCACCGGGGCGTGTTGCTTTGGCAAGCAGCGCATCCAGTTCTTGGTCCTTGGCATTGACACGGCGGGTATCGATCTCGCCCATGCGGGCCACAAAATCGTCGGCCAGCTTCACTTCGTCTTGCAGTTTCATCTGCAAGTTAGCAGGCAGGGCTTCAACGATGTTTTTGTTCTTGTCCAGAACCTGACGGATCTTTTTAGGATCAATCAGACCGTCTGCACCGATGACGTTTTTGCTGCGCAGCCAGTCAATAGTTCCGCGCTCCAAGAGCTGTGAAGCTTGGGGCGAACCGCTGATAGCCAGTTGCAGTTGCTTGAGGTTCTCGCCGCTTGAAAAAGCAGTCTGGAGCAAGCGCTCGTTAGGCAAGAGGAACTCTTCGCCACCACGGGTTTTCTGTGTCAGGAGCAGAGGCAAATTCTTTTCGTATGCAGCACTGTAGTCATCTAAGACCATCTTCATGCCTTCATACTCTTGCTTGATCCGTGGCACGTTATTCAAAACAAGTTTTTCAATGTCCTTGTAGACAGCGTTGCCTGTATCGATGTGACGCTGCGCATCTTGAATGCGGCTGCTGCCACGCTTCATTGCACCGTTGTAGTTGATCACAGACTGATTGCGGAAGCGCATGGCTGACTGCAAATAGTCAAGCGCCTCGGGCAAGTTCAAATCAATCGCTGTGTTGGCTTCTGCGATGCGCGCTGCGTCGGCCTTGAGCTGCGCAGGGTTGATCACAATGTTGTTGCCGGGAACGATGGCACGAATGGAGATGTTGCCCTTGGCATCTGGTGGGGGCAACAATTCACTCAGGCTTGCAGTCTTGCGGCCAGTCTTTGGTTTTTCGCCACGCACAGCAGAAAGCACAGCGTCACGCAAGCCGGCCAGCATGTCAGGGTCAAGCGTTTTACCAAGACCTGTGAGTTGCTCACTGATTGCTTGGTCAGTCAACTGCACCAGCATGTCTGCTTCGGCTTTTTCGCGTGCAATTTCTTGTGTGCGAACAAACTTCTGAAGCAACCGAATTGGCTCAGGTACTTGAATGTTTGCAGAGGGACGCTCTGGTGTGTACTTCGCAATCAATTCCTTGGCAGCAGCCTCGATATCACGCGCAGGATACAAGGACACGCCTTGATCACGTGTAGGCATAGGCAGGCCCTCTGGGGACACTGCTTGCTTCAAGCCCATGCGGCGCAGAATATCGCCACGTGCTTTGGAATCCATCTCCATGCGGGCCATCAACGTGCCGCGCAGTTCGTCGTTCAACAGATCAATGTTCTGTGGTCCGAGGCGCTCGGAGATTGACATCACCTCCGCGTCTGTCAGGTCCTTCTGGCTCTTCAACAAGCTCTCAAAGAACTGCTGACGATCTGCTTGGGCC